TTCAGCAATGTCACTACTGAACTTTTCCATGATTTCTTGTAATTGTGATACCTTTTCTGTATTATCAATTGACTCGCTATTAGGAGTCAATTCGGTAGTTCCCATTGGTTCAATCAACACATAATACCATATTGACCAAATTAGAACAAATCCCAAAATACATATTAAAAACAAATAATTATTTTTCATTATATATTATATATATAAATGTTTCAATCATCTTTACTAAATACCAATTTAACACCATTTCTTTCATGGAAAGGAAAGACCTTTGGGCAAATTACTTCGTCTATCCAAAAAAATGAAAATACTGCCAACATGGAAGGAAAATTACTATTTCAACCACCTCCATTGAAAATACATCGCCGAGAAGCATTCACTAAAGAATTAAAAACACAATCTAGTAAAATATCAACGTCGATCGATGTTTTAAATCAACCAGGCAGCGCTTTAGTCGTTTCCGGAAAATCTACAAATTGGAATGTTTGCGATAATGATTGTAATGGTACTAAACTTACACTTGATCCAAATCTAGTGAATAATCGGGGTGAAACATATGAATGTTGTACTGATCTTGGTGCCGATTCTTCGGTTAGACGCGCTTTAGACCCGGCTTCCGTTGCAAAGCGTCGTGTGAGAAGTTCTGGAATTATTCGTAAAACTCCTCCTTCCACCGTAACTACCGCGCCGTATTGTACAACATCAAAAGAGTATTTGGCAACCCGGGGTAAAACATATGACCAAAAACAATTTCACTATTTACAAAGCGGTAATCCTCTGGTAAAACCGGGAGCACCCGGAAGTCAAGATAATAAATATGCTGTGAATAATGATGGAAATCTACATTGTCCAAGTAATCCCGACTTTTACGTTCAAAGTGAATTTAAACCATCAAATTATAAATATTCGCAAGATGGCGGTGTATCTTCTAGTGCTCGCACAACACGTCTTAATTATAATACCATTACAACCAATGGTGGTTTGTATACAAAAGCATATGGTTCTCAAGTAGGAAACGCTCTGTCCTATGGAAAATCGTCTGACGCATATACAATTAAAGATAAAATTGGTACTCAAGCACCATGTAATGTTAAAAGTGTAACCACATGTTTGAAACCATAAAACATAAATAAAAATATAAGTTTATAGAATTTTATATTTTTATATCAACGACCTATTAAAAAGAATATATGTGATTTCACGCGCAACATAAAAATATGATTGTACTTTAAGTAGATATTAAATCCATTAATTCTTTTTCTGTAATATGTTTTTGGAACTCTAATATGTAACACACGTCAAATATATACGACTCTTCTCCACCTCCTTCAATATCTAAATCTAATATGTATTTGACACAAAACTCGGGTGTAAGCGTTTGTGTTGCCAAAAGTATTTTTTCATCAAGATGATTTTCCACAATATTCTGTTCTAGAATATCAATAGAATATTTATATCTATTATTAAGTAAATCTGTATTTGTTACTTTCATTGTTGTTGTTATAATTACTATAAATAAGATTTTAAATCAGTTTATAAATATAAAAAATATATGTTCAACGGTTTAATGTTCAGCATCAAGTTCGTCTTCTACAAAACTATTGCTATGGAGAATAATATTATTATAAACCACATTGTATCGAACACACCAGTCAGTAGATTTTTTAACATTCGATTTCATCAACGATGCTAATTTATCTGATTGATTTTTACAATCCATCAATGATAATGTATAATGAATATTCTCGATTTGTTGTTGACCAAATATTGCGTTATATTCTTCCATTTTGGTTGTAAATAATAATGGCAATGGAATACACAACAATCTGAATACATTTTCTTCACTTGTCAGCATTTTTTCAAAAGCACTTCGTAAATGCGGATAAACTATATTTATTTCTACTCCTAAGAAATTTTTACATACGATGTATTTTTCAGAATTAGCATATCTACTTGTTTGAGGTTTTGTAATATACACCTTCTCATAAAAAGATGACAATAATGCCATAATATCCAAAGTATGCGCCATAAAACAATCGAACATTTTTAATATAAAAGAACCCCCTTTTTTCTGCATAACTACCGCATAAATTACTTGCGCGAATAATAGTTTCACTATCGAATGTTCCTGATTATTAAAATCGATGGAAAAATCAAATCCCCCATCACCCGTTACTATCTCCATTTTTCCCGCATAAACATCTTTACAATAATCTAAATTATGTAAACTTAATATATCACCTGTTTCCGTAATTCCGTTCTCAATGATTACATTACTATTATCTTGTAGAAATTGTTTACTCTTCTTCCAACCGGGAATTGCAGTGCCATTGGATTCGTCTAATATTGACATACCCACATATTTATCATTTATATTATTGCGCATTTGTACAAGTGCCTCAATAAAACCACCAGGTCCTTCTGCCAAATGAAACGAATTCATAGGGGGTATTCTATCGACATTTTCTAATAATTTGAAATAATTAACAATTTCGATCATTTTAAAATAGGAACGCGACAATGGTTTGCGTTTAGCAACACTTTTTCTTTTTCCAGGAACAGAACTATGTATATATTCACAAGGGTTTGTATAACGTTTAATTGTATCCCATTCATGATCACGACTATTAATACGTTTCTTAATATCCCCTAGATAAAAAGATAATGAATTAGAAATAACTGGTCCAGGCGTCGGTTCTATTGTCTGAACGTTAAGACATTTATATAAATTTGGATTATTTCTCGGTATTTGAAAATGGATCATCATTGATTATTATACTATAACCAATGATACTATTTAAATTACTTTATATGTTAAGTCTTTTTCTTACGGATCACAATGGTCGGTTTCTTGGGTTCTACCTTTCTCATTTCTAATGATGATTCATCGATTTGTTTCTCATCACCAATAGTTATTTTCATTTTTTTACCCGGCAACTTTCGAATAATAACTGAAGATTTCACATTCGCGTTTTGTGCCTTATCTAGTTGCTCGTCTTGTTGCTCTAGGGTTCCAATCATAGAACTTGGATCATTATCTTCAAACATATCCACTTTATCTCGATTAACAAGCAATTTATATACCTTTTCTGCGTTGACATTATGTGTCTTACGGAATACAAAATAACGATTCATAAAGGAGATGCGTTTTTCACCTATTGTCATTTTATCCGCACTATCATATTCCTTTTTATTACGATAATTCTCGCTTATATCAGTTTCCATTTGTTGAAACAGTTCATCAAATAATCCACTTCCGTTGGGTAAACCCATTGCTTTTGCTTCTTCAGTTCCAGTCAAACTAAACCCATAATCCTCCATAATACGCTGAAAATACGCAAAATTCACTAAATATTCGCGAAATACCTTGTTAATACTTTCTTGATAGACATCAATCGGATAATTTAAAGAATATTCATCCTCTGGAAATCCTGTGTGACTATATTGCTTGATAATTTCATATATTTTTTCTTCACCTTGATATATAGTCATCGAATCACCCCTATTTTTGTCCTTCAATATATTAAATACAGTTTGTCCATCATAACATGTCCCGACAAAATACCCATTAATTTTGGTACATTCTGATAAATTACGTAAGAAGTTATGAAGCGTTTTTTCATTTTCGAAGAAATAATGTAACGCAAACTGACAAGAACTAATATTAAATCCATCTTTTCCTATGCCAAAATGTCTATAGACACCATCCCCCAATTCCTCTTTGTCTTTAGAACCGTTTCCAAAAACCGCGTTACTAATTTGCTTGTCGCGTTCACTTACCAACGCCTTTCCATTACGAATGTTCAAACTACTATTGCCATGCGCAAATAAAGCACTTGGCATTTTCTTGAATTTGTATTTATTATTCAAATAGCGAGCACAAGCTCCGTCTTTTTTATTTTCAATGTTGTCTTTTGAAACATCAATACCAAATACGAAATTTAATTTCGACGCAATCCACTTGGGAAAATCTCCCGCCTTTCCAACTGCGTAATCAATTAGAGTATCGTTTTGATTACTCGCACCTAATATTAATTTACGTTTTACATACAAATTGTGGAAATTACGCAGGGCTTTGGTATTTGTATCTTTAGATGTCTGATTATAATATACATCATCATCCCCTTGGATTTCGGGAATATTTTCACCGCTACTTATCATTTCGTCCGTAATTGGATTATGAATGCTATGCCAGTTACTATTGGCAACATGAAACGCATTTCCATAATTGGTTCCACCGCTTCGCAAATCATTTGTCTTATCATATCGAACACGTAACGGCACCCATCTCCAATGTCCAGTTTTAGATAAATCGTAACTAAATTCTACAATCATACTTTCTTCGAAATATTCATTCTCTTCTGTCAACATCACTTGATTTGTTCCATTGTCTTTTAATTCAATATTACAATAATATGCTTCTGGGTCATACGGATTTGTTGGTTGGAATGGAACCGGTTCATATTTCTGATAATTATCACGATCGTTCATATTCGGTAATTGATCATTAATCACATCCAACATGGGGTTTATATAACCATGATCATTTTTACTAAAACCACATTGTAAAATCAATGTTTTATATTGAGTAATGTTTTTACTGCTATTTAACGAAGTTCCTTCTTGGAACACATTGCTAATTTCATCCTTACCATTTTTATCTTTCTTCACGGAAACTAGAAAATCAATTGTATTATATTCAGGAGGTTTCCACTTAAATGAATGTTCCCATGTTGTTTTTGTCAGGGGACCCGCCTTTCCTGAACGATCGCCTCCCACCCCAGTTGACGCCGGGGTGAAAATCAACCCATCTGTATTATATTCATAAGATCCATCCTTAATTTTAGACAAAATAGTGGAACAACCTTGGAAAATACTTTGTTCAAACGAAGAATAAAATGTTTTGCTTTTTATTGTCATCCAACATGAATGGTCTACGGGATCGTCTACCTTTCCACTCTTTTTTACAGGTTCACTATTTCCACTGTCTTTGTTCAAAATCGATCTGGGTTTCAATTCGCGAACAAAATTTTGTAGCAACTTTAAGCGGAATTTTTCAGGCACGTCTTCTTCGTTCATGGGATAAAAGTCAAATTCGCGAACGCTCTTTTTATTCAAGAAATAAATATCAAAAGCAGCATACAAATTAACAAATTTGTTATTCTTGTCATATTTAATATGTTCGCCATCAAGCAAACTATCAAACAATTCCTTGTTGCTAGTAACCATACCACAAAAGATGAAATTCATGTTTGTATCGATCATATACATGTGACCAATCGACGAAATATACAATAGTTTTCGCTCTCCATCTGCCTTATCAGTAACAGTATAATTATGACGTATATTTGGACTGGTTGTTTGATTCTCTTTTTCATCAATCTCGGAAACATTACCCATTTGTAACGTATATGACGAAGGACCTGTAAAATGCTTGGCAAGTTTTCTTAACGCACCATTGCTTATATTACGTTGGTCGCTGTTATATTGGTCCATATATTCTTTACCACGTTCTTCACCAAACACCAATTCCATATAGGATTGTAAACACATCATTTTTTCACTGTTGGCAATTGGATAATTTGTTCCTTGTAGTCCACTTAGAACCAAACGAATGTTTTGACGAATTACACCAACTAGTTTTTCTAGACTGTTATAATCACTTCCTGGACCTACGCGACTATTATCAATTTCCAATTCCACTTCGTAAGTTTCCTCATTTTGAAATACGTTGGCTTCTTGTATTGTAAATTGTGGAATCGGAACCTTTCTGTTCGTTTTAGTCGATCCTTTTACAATACTTACGTCTAAGAATATAGGATAAACCGGGTGTCTTAGACGAACACGATTAATATAACGAAACACCTTTTTTGAATCCAACCAGTTTGATAAAACCTTTTTTCCTACTTCCGAATGAGAATAGAAATCCTTCTCATATTGGTACGAAACGCGGAAATTGAAATCTTGAAAATCAACGGGTTTCAATGGTTTACTCGTTTCCCGATTCTCTCCAATATAAGGAGGATGTTTCTGTGTAAACTTGATTTTCTCAGAAAGTGCCGATGAAGTAGAAGGTAGGTCAATTATTTTTTGTAAATTATTCGTACGGCAATATTCTTGAATCAAATCAATCCCCATGACTTCAGCGCGAATATTAGAGATCTTATATTGACCCGTTCGTTTATCCAAGAAATCTTCGTTTTGAATGCGCAAAATAGACAATCCTTCGACATTTTGAGTCGTGAAACCGGCACTATAAAAGTGTTCCACTACATTATCATAATCGATTTTTGACAACGGTTTTCCAGTTTTCGGATTTGTTCCAAAACGGATTTCCAATTCACCGGCGCGTCGACTATTATATATGTGAGGATTATCGGCTAAATAAAATTCCACCATTGTTTCCAAATCCTTCTTTGGATTTTGCTTCGTTTTAGTCGAATTTGGTTCCAATGAGGGCGTTTTAGGACTCTCGGGTATTTCACCTTCTTCTAATTTTTCCATAATATATAAATATGTATATCTTATTCATATATTATTTTCCATTAACATATTCAATTTTGTAGTTTCATGGAAACCAATTTATTAATAACGACCTCGTAATAATCATTCTTCTTAGGTTTTTCTTTATCGGGGAAAACACCCAATGTTTGTGCCATATGTTCCAAATCGGGTATTTTATAAGAAGAAACCCCTTTCAAAATACGTTCTTGGAATGGATCGATTTTCAACTTATTGAACTTGAGTTCATGGATTTTATCAGATGTTAGTTTCACACAATCCAAAATAACATATCCCTCATCATTTCTCTCCATCAAATAGGTGTCGTATACACTATCAACTACAAATTCCAGATATACCTTGTTTTGAACAATCAAAACGTTTTTCTTATAGTAAGCACACATTATCCAAAATCCATACCACGATGTTTTGTCGCCCATCAACAATTCGGATTCTACCGTTTTTACTCTTACATTCGTTATTTTAAATCCATTGGTTTGTGATTGCGACTTAATATGCTTGCTATTTTTTGTTACATAATCCATTATTGTTTTTTTTTCTTCTATTTCTACATTTCTGTATTTATTTCCGATCATAAAATACTCCGATTCGCCTTGTTCCAAAACATACATATTCCAAAATAATTGATCCTTCTTTTTAGATTGAAATAATTTGGGAACAATAGGTGCTGCTTCAATGGGTTCTTCCAAAGGGACAATTGTAGGTATTGATTGATTAATAGGTTTCACACTGTTTACATATTCTTGTAATAACATGTATTTTTCACATTGTTTCGGTTCTACATCAAATTTATTAGAATTATAAAAAATTTGATTTAATAACGTATATGCTGTCATTTCTATGTAATATTATACAATTATCTTTAATTACTTTTCCGAAATGTTTATGCGGATGCTTCATGTTCGAAATAGGTTTTCGCGTATGTCTGTTTTTGTGACTCAGCAAATTTCAATGTTTGTTCTTGATCTTTAATATAATCCAAATGCTTTTTTATATCACTAATTGCGCTTTTTGGCAAAAAGGGTAAATTAATAAAAACACCGCTCTTATTTTCATTGAGTTTTACTTCGGGATTGTTGTTAAGAATTTTTAAAATTTCAATTTGCTGTTCTTTTTCTAGTTTTTCTATTTGCGTTTTTAATGATTCTAATAATACAATATTTTCCATCTTTACTTGGAATTAGATGATTTTATTTATATTGTTTGTTTTGTTCTTTATTTATGTAATAATAATTGCGGCACTACTATCCGTATGTGTAATTACATATTGTAAACTATAATTTCCTTTGGGAAGAAATGCACCCGTGGAGATGTCACCATTATGATATATCACCGTGCTTCCAGTAGTACCCGCACTAACATCAACATTAGAACCTCCCTTAGTATTAACAATATAAGAAATCGGAAACATAGTTCCGACAGTATAACTTACATCAGTGAAATTATTAGTAAGATCTGAGAAAGATGGTATATTTACTATTCCACTAGCATCATGAATACTTGTAAAACCAGTTACTATGTCACTTGTTGATATATTTATTGTTTCCGTAGTTTCGGAAATATTAAAAGATGTATCTTGACGAATATATCCACCGCGTCCTCGAGTATTTCCCAACAAATCGATAATACCGGTTTGAGGATATATATTTACACCAGTTGACCCTGTAAATGAACCGCCTATTATATTAGCACCTGAAATATCACCAGTTGTTGTTAATGAACTTCCTCTTATATTAACACCTGATATGTCATCACTTGTTGTTAGTGATGTTCCTCTTATATTACCACCTGAAATATCACCAGTTGCTGTTAATGAACTTCCTCTTATATGAGCACCTGATATGTCATCACTTGTTGTTAGTG